GATATTTTTTCCATTTACCTTTCATTACTAACATAGCAATAATACCATAGTTAGCAATATCTATAAAACTATCAATTAATGCTTCACCTTCAACATAATTTTTACCATCACGTTTAATAAGATTTTTTAAGCGATTAATTTTATCATTACAACGAAGCCAGATACCTGTAATAGATAATTTTATATCTTCAGGTTCTTCAAGATTAGTACCTAATGAAATATTTCCTAAACCATAGTCCAACATTTTTTTAGCAAATAATTCATACTGTTCTTGTTGAGTTTCTTTCCATGCTTTAGCTAAAGTAGGATAAGTATTTTCAAAATCTTCTACTGCTTTTTGAGTATTTTCACTTATAGGAATTGATGGTGAATCAAATATTGTAACTCCCCAAATGTCTGAATTTTTTGTCATATAACTAATTCTTTTAATAGTTTTTTAATTTCTTTTTCTTCAATACCACGTTGTAAAAGAATATGTTCTACACCTTCTTTTCGTAAAATATACGTAAATTCTTCTGCTTCTCCAAGCCCACACGTAAAGTGATCAGCAATATGAACTAGCAATGAATCAGACGTTTTTTTACGAGTAGATTTAATGTATTTTAAAAACATTTTCTTTTTTGGGATCATAGATTTATATGTGTTATAGATGGTTTCTTTTTCAGTATAAGGGAATTTTTGTACAACATTTGTTATATCAATATATCCCTCATACATACTAAGAAATCTATGAACCATGTAAGAATTGAACGAAGCTTGTTGATCTTCTGTAAAACTCTTCCAATCTTTCTTCTCGTAAGTAACCTGATTCAGCCAGTCGAATATTGTCATTTTATTCTTCTGTAAATTCTTCTCTTAATTCTTTAGGTAACATTTCTAATAATACTTTACCGGTAGCAATATCATAAAATACTGGAATAGGTACTACAGCATCTTCAGATGTACCTGTAATAAATTTAGAGATTTTACGTAAAACTACTGCTTGACCAAATAATTGGTTACCTTCAGGAGATTTAATTGCTTGAGATTTATTCAAGTCAACATTAATGTTCATTTGTGGGGGTTGTTGTTGTTTGTTCATTTTTATATTTTTTATAGTCTAAGTAAAATCCAATTGCTACAATAATATTCATACCAAATGACATAAGGATTTCATGTATGTCTTGATATATATTCATAGTTAAATGAACATGTCCTACCATCCAGAATGGTATGGACAAATTTTGAGATATCCAAGTTAATAAATAAACTATGAAATGTTTCATATTTTTATTCCTGGTAGATTAAATTCTCTTTTAACTTGTTCTGAAATAGGAATTGGAACACCCTCATCATCTACTCGAACAAATGTCATATGTGTTTTAAGAATAACTTCTTCATCACCTCTAAACACGTTATATGTTCTTGCTTCAACTTCAAATGTTGCTGATGTATTTCCAATTTTAGTCATACCAGCATATATTTTTACTAATTGACCTTCCTTAGCTGCTTTTTCAAATACACATTTATCTAAGGCAACAGTAATCATATTTTTACTATGACACTTTTCCATAGCATAAGCAGCTACGGCGGCATCAATCCAACTCAATAATTTTCCACCAAATAGATTTCCGTGAAATCCTAAATCAAGTTTTTTAACAGGGTGAGTTGAAATTAAGTCCATTATTTTATAAGTTGAGGTTTTGCTAATTCTATTAATCGGCTAATTAAAGCCATACAGTTAATTTCTTTATCTATTCTAAAATTCGATTGATACGTGTATTCATTGATGTAAATTGCAACCATACCCTCATTACCAGAAGCATATTCGCTTGCACTATCATACAGGTATTTATATAATTCTTCAAAATCATTTACATTAGCATCAGCAATAATTTGTCTAATTGTTTTCCAATTTGGTGATTTAGTTTGTAATTCTTTTACAACCTGAATCATATAATTGTTAGATACAAGTAATGATTTATCCATTGTAATTTTACCATCCTGATTACTTAATTGTAATGTGTTAAGTACTTTACGAAGGTCAGGATAAAATTGATTTACAACTGATTTTAAATCATTAATATCATATTCTGATTCTTCTTTTTCTAAAATACCAGCTACGTGTTTTGCTACATCTGTTTTTGAAGGTGGAACAATCTTAAGTACCTGACAACGTGATTGAAGAGGATCAATAATACGTTCAACATAATTACAAGTTAAAATAAATCTTGTAGTACGTGAAAATGTTTCAATTATATTTCGGAGCGATGCTTGAGCTTGTATAGTAAGGAAATCAGCCTCATCCAAGATGATAACTTTGAGTGGCTTAAAAGAAGCAGTAGACGCGAAACCTTGTACCTTATCTCTAATAGTCTCAATACCACGTTCATCGGAAGCATTAATATAGATATAATCACAATCAAGATTACCAATAATGAGCTTAGCAAGAGTAGTTTTACCAGTTCCAGCTGGACCATAGAAAATAAAATTTTGAATATCATTTTGGTTTAGATATTGTTGGATTGTTTTTTTAATGTTTTCATTACCGACATAATCTTCTAATACTTTAGGACGATATTTTTCAACCCAAAGTGTATGTTCTTTTCTACTCATAGTCTCCGTATAAATCAAATTTCTTAGGTGGTTCAGGAATAATTTCTACATCCTCTGTTGTAATAATATACAAATTTCCTTTTAGGGGTTCAAGTCTAAATGCTTGAGGTTTTACATTTGATGAAACATAATAAGCATTTAAAGCATCAGTAAGTGAGGGTTGAATTTCTTTAACCCCCGTTACTTGCCATCTGTCTCCAGGAGGAACCCTATCAGCAATTTTAATATTTTTTTCAACTTCTTTTTTCATAACTTGATTTGTTTTTTAATGTGAGGCAGTAGACTATAATAGGAATAATTTGTAAAACATCCACTTTCTTTTTGTAATTTAAAGTACAAATAATGTTCTTTAGATACTGCATCGGGAACAAAAAATATATTTTTAATTGTATAATTTATTTCTTCTATAAGTAGTGTTTTTCCTAATAAGTCTACTGCGTCTCTCATTTAATCAATCTAAAAATTAAAACATTCCATTCATGCCACCAAATCCAGGAGCATCATCTTTTTTATCTTCAGGTGTGTCAACTACAACACACTCTGTTAATAGAATTGTACCTGCTACTGAAGCTGCATTTTGAAGTGCTTCACGAGTTACTTTAGCTGGATCGATAATACCTGCTTCTTTCATATTAACAAATTCATTTGATTTAAGATCAAAACCTTGCCAAATAAGTTTTTTGTCATATTTTTCAGCATCACCAACTTTCATTTTATCAACAAATCCGTAAATGATAGCATCATCATAACCTGCGTTTTGCAATATTTTCTTAAATGGAGCAGCACATGCTTTATATACAATTTGTTGACCTAATTTATGATCAGATGAACAATTAGTACAAGAATCATTAATTGCTTCTCTTGCAAATAATAATGCTGAGCCACCACCTGGTACAATACCTTCTTCAAGTGCTGCTTTTGTAGCATGAAGTGCATCATCAACACGATCTTTCTTTTCACGCATTTCTGTTTCAGTATTTCCACCTACGTGTACAATAGCTACACCACCGATGAATTTAGCTAAACGCTCTTGTAATTTTTCACGTTCGTAAGGTGATTGTGCTTTTTCAATTTGTGATTGTAATTCTTCAATACGAGCTGAGATAGCTTCTTCGGTACCTTTACCATCAACAATAGTTGTATTGTCTTTGTTTACAGTAACTACTCTAGCTTCACCAAACCATTTCCAATCAAATTTATCAAGTTTCATACCTTTTTCAGTACTAAATACTTGACCACCAGTCATGATAGCAATATCTTCAAGTAACAATTTACGACGATCTCCAAAGTCAGGAGCTTTAACAGCAACTACTTTGAGGATACCTCTTGCTTTGTTTACAATTAAAGTAGCAAGTGCTTCACCTTCTACATCTTCAGCAATAATCAATAATGATTTATTTTGAGCTGATACTGCTTCTAGGATAGGTAATAATTCTTTTACTTGAGTAAATTTCTTGTCTGCAATTAAAATC